CTGCCCAGTAGGTCAGTTCAGCGGTTTGGAAGTTAGCGCTCAGGGTAATGGTGTTGGAGCTAACCGAAGCGTAGGTACCACCGTTCAGTTGGAATCGCTTGGAATCCCAGTCCTTCACGCGGCCATCAGACTCAGAAGCAGCCAGCAGAGTACGAGCAAGGCGCTGATCATAAGCACGGGCCAGAGCGCGGCCGAGCTCAACCGAGTAGATGCTCCGCACGTCCCAGTGCAGTTTGGCTTCATCAAGGTCGTAGATGGAAGCATCAGCAATCAGCAGGTCATCAATGGTGATGATCTTTTCGCCGATCATGCCTTTGTTACCTTGCCCCGTGATGAAATCACCAGGACGGTGGTAGCGGCTGCTGAAACGACCTGTGATCGGGAAGCTTGCGCTTTTGCCCGAAGAGATCGTGCGCTTCATGGTCAGGTCTTTAAAGACCGTCTCACGATTGAAGGTAGTAAGAACTTCTCCTGAAAAGATTTTCAGGAAGTTAGCGTTTTCACGCTCGTAGTTACCGGAGGCGGAACCAGCGTTATATTGAACGCCATTAAGTCCACCCAACCGGCCTAGAGATGCAAAGTCAGGCATCGTTAGTTTGGAGGTAGGAATGTTTAACTGCGCTCGCTTTCACTGTTGTTATCGCCTCGGCGGCAACAATGTTTACGTTCGCTAATGAAATACTAACCCCTTGGGCCTAGAACTTCACTACGAATTAGTTTGTCCTGAACATCTTGGGTATAAGCAGGGTCCTGCAAATACCGAGGATCGCTCATGGCAGCCATTACTTCTTGGCTTGAACGGAACACGTCGCTACCGTTAGACGACAGCTTGCCACCAATCAGATTTGATTCAAAACCTTCACTGTCTTGGTAAGCAAAGTAGAGAGATTGCAAAGCGTTACGAGCACGGTAGTAATCACCGCTATTTACTTCGCGGTTGTAAGCCTCAAGCTCATCCTGATTCAGGTTGTTCTTAGCCCAATCCTGAACAGCACTGAAGTTCTCTTGACCGCCAATGCTTTCAAGAATGGTCTGCTCTTCTTCTTGAGACAGAACAGGAACCTCTTGTTCAGCAGCTTCGTCTTCTACTTCAGGCTCATCCTCAGCAGCTTCATAGCCACGAGAACCTAGTTTCTTCTCAAGCTCTTGATAAGCCTTAAGAAGGTCATCAGTAGATTTGAACTTACCAGCAATTAGGTCTTGCTGTTCCTGAGCTTGCTCCTGCTTTTCAGACTCTTCAAGAATTTGAAGGTCTTGCTCAGAGTAAGGACCAGTTTGTTGGCCCAAGAAATTATCAGCGATAACTTCCATGTGATCAACCAATACGAACGGTCAGATCAGGATACACCCAAGCAGGGCGACGATTCTTAATTGCAGTCACATACTGTTCGTAAACCTCAGGCTTCTCTTCCTTAAGTTGTTCGATCAGTAGATCCAGTTTGGACTTAGGAGCAGCTTTCTTAGGAGCTTCTTTAACCTCTTCAGAAACCGCCACCGGCTCCAGCGATTTCTTGGCTTGCCCGGATTGAGTCATTTTCGGCTTTAACGAGAGCGGCCTGTTTAGCAGGATCGTTATTAGGATCTTGCGCGGCCATTTGTTGCTGCATCATCATAGCTTGCTGTTGTTCTTCAGCCATAAGATCCTCGTCGCTCTTAATAAGCTTGTAGGTATCAAGACCGTCAGAAGCAGCAAGACGAGTGATAAGCTCTCGACTATTAACAAACCTTGCAAGTGTCTCAGGTCCGAGAGTACCAGCGATGGTTTGGAGGAACTCAATAAGTTTTGCCTTGTCGTTACCCCTACCGAGGGCGTCAAGACCAGTTGTGATCTGAGGTTTAACAACGTTCTTAGGCAGCTTCGGTAAACGCCCTTGGCGCTCCATGAGGGCCATCTTACGGTTTACCAGTGGCAGCTGCAGTTCGATGCTGAGGATGCTGTATATGCCGCCCAATCCTGCTTCAAGCTCCTGTGCCACCATTCGGATCTCTTCCGCTGTAACGCGGTCACGGCCAGAGGTACCAGCTTGAATAGCACTGTTAAGCAGAAACGCAAAGCTAAGACGCTGTTCGATCCGAGCAATGGTGTTCAGGGCAACCGTAAGATCAGCCTGCTTTTGCATCTGAAGAGGTGCCACATCATTTGGATTGCCAGCCACAATTGATCCATTGGCAGCCCGAGCAAGAGCATCAGGGCGAGTAGTACCGTTTGGATTGCAGAGGAAGATGATCTTGGCTGCTGCTGCAGAACCCTCAACGATTGCTTTAGAGAGGTACTCAAGGCTCTTCAGGTCTCCCAAAAGCTCTTCACAATATCCACGACCGTAAGCCTCGTGAGCTACACGGAACATCCGCAGAGGGATCCAAGGGCTCTTATCAATAGGTACTGAACCCTTCTTACCAATGGGCTTGTTGTAAGCCTCTTGATACCAGTTACAGCGATCCTTCTGGTAATCCCAAGTGACGTGGGTGTAAAGGAAAACACTCTTGTCTACAAACTTCCCATCGTTGCTCTTAGGTGCAACACCTTCAGGCAACACGTCAGGGCTAACCTCCTCACGCACTACAACCTCAAGAATGTTCCCTTCAGGATCCCTGTTCAATACAAAGGACTTAAGAGGGTAAACACGAGTGCCGTTGTCAGCGACATACAGCAAAGCGTTACCACCAATGATCAGGTGCTTAAGGGCTTCAAACAGTGCTGTACGATCTCCAGACTCTTCAATGTCCCGCATGACGGAACGTTCCATCAGAGCCAGTTGCTGCTCAAACTCTGATTGAAGTTCTTTGAAGTTCTCAAGCTCCTGCTTGAGTTTCATATCGTCTACAGACAGACGAAAGAAAGCTTGGTTAGGAGGCAGCAGTGCAATCAGCAGTTTGCTAGCCAAGTTGTTTACACCACGAGCCCCCAGTCCTTGATAGGTGGTTTGGATCTTGGTATAGAGGTTCTTACCAGTGCTCCTGTCGTTATCAGTAATAAGAGTCGGCAGAGTGTATTTGCTGCACTCAATAGCCCGATCCAAATAGACAGTCTTCTCTGGCTCTAGTGCTGAATAACGAGCTTGAGCATTAGACATTCAAACCACCCGTAGCGTTTGGTGTACCCATTCCGACGCCGCCGGAAATAGGAGATTGTATCTCCAAACTAGTACGCATCGCTGCTGGTGTGCCAACTCTTTGGCGAACACGCGATCCAACAGGAGAACGAGCAGACTGTTGTTGCTGAATAGCTGCAGCCAACTTCTGTTCCTGCAACATTGCAGCAGAAGCCATACGTTGTTGAGAGATTTGTTGCTCTGCTGCTTGACGTGCAAGAGTCGCTTGCTCCTGCATCGATTGAGTCTGAGCTTGATATTGAGTAAGCTGCTCACGAGCCAAACCAAGCTGCTGCTGTTGAGCTGCTCGCTGTTGCTCCGTTTGAGTCGTCAACAATCTGCTTTGCTCTGATGCTGAGGTACGCAAAGCTTCAAGTTGTTGTGCTGCTTGTGCTCGATTCAGTTCAAGCTGTTGACGGCTACGTTCAGTTTGCGAAGCGTATTGAGATTGAGCTGCTTCAAACTCTCGTTGACGTTGAGCTAGCCCCTCACGAAGGGCAGTCATCTGCCCCTCAACTGCAATACGCTGCGTCTCAGCTGCTTGGCGAGCTACCTTTGCTTGCTCTGCCGCAGCCTTTCTAGCAATTCTTGATTGCTCACTTGCTGCCTGTCCAGTCTTATAGGCAGTGTAAGCACCTGCTGCGGCACCAACAATGCTAAGAACACTTTTAAGAAGAGACATACTTGGTTTCCTCTTGAAGCTTAAATTGCTCTTTTAAATGCCTTACAACTGAAACTTGTCCAGCAGCAAACCAAATAAGTTTCTCTTCCATACTAAGGTCAGGTGCTTTATCTGGATAAAGCTCTTCTAAATAAGCAATTATTTCAGCTTCAAGATAAGGAATCATATGTTGAGACCAGTAGGGTTAACGCGACCAGGCGCTGTGCCACCATAGCCACCAATCGAAGGTCTTGCACTAACCCGAGTAGAAGCCACACCAGGCTGGCCGATCATTGTCTTACGCCGTTGGGCTTGAGGAAGACGAACTGGAGTAGCTTCCTTTTGTTGTTCTCTTAACTTGGCAAGAGAAGTTTGTTTACCAATGTTTAAAGCAGTAGTTGCTTCACGTTTTGCTGCTACTTCTTGCTTTTGAGTTTCAGCTTGAGCTTCACCAATGAGCTTTTCAGTTTGAGCTCTTTCGGTTTCAAACTGAGCTCGTAAAGTTTCTTGTTCAGCTTGAGCTACTTGCATTTCTCTTGCAAGTTGAGCTTCAATTGCAGCTGCTTGTTCCTGTTGTTGTTGGGAAATAGCCTGCTGTTCAGCTTGTAATTGAGCTTGAATACGAGCCTGTTCTGCTGCTAGTTCTTTGGCTGCTTGCTCTGCTTGCTGCTGTTGGCGAAGTATTTCTTGTTGCTGTTGTTCAGCTTGAGACGTTACAAGACCCTGATAAGCAGAAGTAAATTGTTGAGAAAACTCTGCAAACCCAGGAAGATTAAGTCTTGCGTCGTAAGTAAACGGAAGATTACGCCCTTCTAAAGCTGCTCTTTGGTAATAACCAAGGGCGTTTTTGATCCAAGTAGGACGTTGTTTAGCTGTTGTTTCTTTCTTTGCTGCAGCTTCAATTCGTTGCTGTAGGCCAGTTCCACCAACCCATTGATTGTAAAAATCAGCAGCTGATGGAACGGCCATTACAGTAACTCAAGCTATTTCAAGCGTAACTCGGAAGGTCAGAGTTCGAGGTCTCGAAAAACGCTGGCATCCTGGCTCGTTGGGTTTCGATCAACCCTTCAGCCTTACCTGCGTAC